TTACCTTTGTACTACGATATTATTCGTGGTACTCGGTGGGCTGACCACTTACGGTTATCTGGGTTGGACCCCAGGTACGTCGAAGGTAACGTCCTGTTTACTGTCCCTAAGAACTCCGATATAGATCGGGTTGCTGCAAAGGAACCAGATCTAAACATGTTTCTGCAGAAAGTGTTTGGAAATCAAATCAGGTCCTGCCTTAAACGGGTAGGAATTGATCTAAATAACCAAGCCATTAATCAGAATCTCGCTCGCATTGGAAGTTTAACCGGGAGTTTAATGACTCTCGATTTATCCTCAGCAAGTGATTCGGTGACTGTGGAGCTCGTCAGACGGTTATTACCGCCCGATTGGTTCTACTATCTGAATCTTATTCGGTCTCCTTTAACAGAGATTGATGGGACTCAGCATGTCAACGAAATGTTCTCCTCGATGGGTAACGGCTACACGTTTGAATTAGAGAGCTTGATATTCTATGCTCTCACGCGCGCAGTAACATCACTAAGAGGAGTACGGGGCCAGATTTCCGTGTATGGTGACGATATCATCGCACCATCTGAAGTCTACATTGATTTGACTTCAGCACTCGCTTTCTGCGGGTTTGCAGTGAATGATCGAAAGTCCTTTTGGACCGGACCATTCCGCGAATCTTGTGGCAAGCATTGGCACGATGGTCAGGATATATCTCCCTTTTATTTGAGGAGACCATTCCAGACCATATCAGATCTCATCCTCACGCTCAACCAACTTGTTGGCTGGGCAAGCAGATGCATTGGCGTTATGGATCCTCGGTATGAGGTTCTTATGCGCAAATACGCTGCTGAGGTGCCAGAGTCACTTAAGGGCGGAGACGACTTGTCGTCTCGCGAATCTCTTGTGACGGGAGACGAGCCCCGGATGGAGCTCGTGTACCCTCAGGAGTTAGTACCACATGATCATGTGGGAGGACTCTTATTCTGGTTATTCCTAGCCTTAAACCGGCGTGGAATAGATCCGATGTCTTCTAGCGGTTCTAAACCTCCGCGTTTTGCGCGGATGAGGAAACGCAGGGCAGTTTTCAGAAACGACTTACCCGTGTTCTTGTTAGGACACGAGTGTTAAAAGTCAAGGCCCTCCCCGCTTGGGGACCGGTCCCGACCTAGC